AATAAGTTTTTTAAGTTTACCACCACTCACAATTAGTTTACAAAGTTGATTCCCACCAACCTCAAAAATTTTCGCGGTATATAAATACAATTATATAACCCAAATGAAAAGTTTCAAACAATACATTTTAGAATCTGAAGCATATACCCCATACCCGTGGAGACGACAAAACCATGGTGGTTGGTGGCATCCGAGTGGAAATCATTCCACATGGAAATGGGATATTGATGGTGGGGATTTTCATGTTACTAAAGTTGTTCAGTCTCCACACTTATTTGGATTAAACCACGATGATATTCATAATATCATCACAAGCAATGATCCACATAATATACAGTGGAGAAAACATTATGGATGGAATGATGAAGATCTTAAGAAAAAATTAGCTGGCGGTATAATTGATCAATATTTTCCAATTGAATCCGCGGCATACGATAGAGGATGGGTTGGTGTTCGTCGTACATCTGGTGTTTTGTCATTAATGGGAAAGGAACATGGGTTAAAGAAAGCTTTGGGTGTCGCATCTTTACATATTCCACCCGAAAACTTAGATACAGAAAAAATTTATATATTTAATGCAAGCAAAGATAAGTATCATGATCTGATTGGAATTGATCAAATCCATAGGTACATAAAACACGGATAAGTACCTAACCTCAAAATTTTTCTCGGTATAAAAATACTCTCCATAAGTCGATGTTAATGGTGTCTTAACATGTTAATGGTATCTTAACAGTATCTTAACAATTGTCTAAATAGATACCCATATCATATGAAACAAAATAAAAAAAGAATTAAGAAGTATCTAAAAAAAATCAGTAACTTATACTACCTTCTCGTAGACATCTTACAAAGAGATCTTGTGTGATATAAAAATTTTTGCGATGTATAAATACTCTTTATAAGTCGCATATGAAATCTTTTAAGCAATATATTTTAGAGTCAGAACACCAATCATATCCATGGACGCAAAAAGGTCATGCTGGTTGGTGGCATCCTACTCAACCGCATATGATATGGAAAGGTGATGGTGATTATGGTAAAACTGATTTTCATGTTACTCAACTTGTGAGAAACCCTCAACATTTTGGATTAACTCATCAACACATACATGACATCATCACAGGCACTGATGCTTTAAATAAAAAAGAAAGAAACAGGTTCAATATAAGTGATGATGAACTATTGAAAAGATTAAACAATCGAATTATCGATAATTATCGTCCACTTGAAAATGCATTACATGACAGAGGTTGGGTTGCTGTTCGTAATTCTCAAGGAATCCAGATGAATGGTCATGAACCCGCATTACGACTCGCAGTTAATCACGCTATACTTCATGTTCCTCCAGATAAAGCAGAAGATGTAGGGTTTGTAATGCGCGACATTGGTAATAATAAAATGTTTTCATTATATGGATCTAGAGAAGCAGAGCGATATGCCAAATATGGACATATTCCTTCGCAAGAGGGTAGGTACTGATATGAAATTTTTTCTTTCTCTCCTTCTCTCTTTATCTTTCTTCGCTTCCAATGGAAACGCAGAGACAATTATAATTCCAGTCCAGGATCTTCTTTATGAAATACCAAACTTTGAAAGTCCCAAGTATGATCTCAACGCTGGATTGAATGGTCAGTATAGTGTGAGGGAAATACCAAAAGAAAAAAGATCACGAAAAAAAATTGAAGAGAAGATTCGAAATATTGTTTATGACTTTTATCCAGATGCAACATCGGTTCGTATCTGGAGAGGAAATGTGATCGTGACTCTTCCGAATTCATAAATAAAAATATGAAAAGATTAAATCCAGTTTATAAAAGCATATTGAATGAAGTTGCAAGAGATGACTTTACTTCTCCATGGATGGATCCAAGGGATCCTAGATATCCTAGACCTTTATATCCAGAATATACAAATCCTTCTACACCCAGACCTCCTTCTACTATAGAACCAAAACCAGGTCCATATGAACCACCACCAGAGATCACTCCAATACGTGGACCTGGTGGACGACCTGGAGGGTTCATAGAACCAAAACCAGGTCCATTAGACATGGAATTTTATGATCCAAGAAGACCACTTGGACCAAAACCGCCTCCAATTCCACCACCAAAACCACCAACACCTCCATCACAAACAACTCCACCACCAAAACCATGGTGGTGGTTGGGAACGCTTGCTGAATGGATTGCTTGGTGGACTTCCGTGATTGCTCCATGGATCTATACACAAGAAATAGGTGGTCAATTGACTCTTCCAGATGGATCAATAATTAATCAAGATGTGGGTGTACAAATCTGGCCAGATATCGGTGTCGTATTTAATTTTCAACAAGGAGTATATTCATATCCAGATGGTTCTTCATATAATGTTGATACTGGAGTATTTACATTCCCAGATGGATCAACACAACAAGGTCTACCCGCTGGATATCCAACACCTGGACATCCAAATGGTCCCCCACCTCCACTTGGTCCAGTTCCTCCCAATACTCCAATAGATTTGGGTGGTAATTTTTATCCATAAATAATAAAAAGGTTATCCATGAACGAAGATCTCAAAAATCATCTCCGTAGAAAATTATTTGAAGCATTTGAACCTCCTTGGGCGGGGGATGAAGAAGGGGGTATAGAAGATTTGCCCATCTTTTCTCCAGTTCCAAAGCCTTATATTTTACCAAATGGACAACCTTCATGGTATCCTAATCCTTTACCTGGAACCGTTCCTCTATTATCTCCTTTGGATATGAATGATTTTGATAGCCAAACAACTCATATTCTTCAATGGATTAACACTCTAGATATCAATGATATAATCACTAGTGAATCATTATTAGACTGGTTGTTGTGGGTTTTTGCAAATAGTAATAATTTAAGTTTGCCTAGTTTCATGAATCCAGAAATTGAAGATCTTCTTTTTGGCATGGTGAGGGAAAATTTAAATTATAGAGCCATATATTATGATCATATTATCAATCGTTTGAATGCAATGAATAATATGGACATACAAGATCGAATTCGAAAAATAACTAACTTAATTAATTATATTGAAGCACTTTTGCATAGTATTAATCCATGGACAGAGATGGTTGAATTAGGAATTATCGATTGGCCTCATTTGCAACACATGATGCCTTATGGTTGGTATCCTTCAAGTTATGAAGATCAAGAAAACTTTTTCAATAATCCTTACCTACAACCATGGCCTGGAATGCCTACCAAAATACCAACAGATATTCCATGGTGGGATGTTAATTTTCCAGAGGATCCCATATTTAATGATGAAGATATGATTGGATAAATAAATAAAGAAAGACAAAAAAATGAAAGAAGAATTAAAAGAACATCTCCGTAGAAAATTAAATCAAAGTATTTTAAATGAAGTATCTTTACATCAAGATGATCGTATTGAGGTATATCGCGATAGTCCAATAGAGCCACGAGGAGAAACATCACCAGTACCTTCATTAAATCCATTTTCTCAACAATATTATAATCAAGATATTAGGCAACTTCTTCAATGGTATTATCAAAATGATCCACTTACTGTTCCTAGAATTATTAGGAATCTTCAACAAGGATATCCATGGTGGCATGGTATTCATCCAAGTGCATGGCCACCAGAGTTTCGAAGATAATTAAAAACAAAATCTATCATGAAAAAATTATACGAACACATTCTCGAAAGACATCGTTTAAAGCAATTAAACGAAAAAACTGATTGGAAAATGGGTCCACGGCATTGGGATATGGATGATCCTATTGTAAAACCAACACCAAGGAATCCATTAACACCATTTCTTCCTCCATTTACTAATCAACCAAGTCCAACATTTGTTAATCAACCTGTTCCTCGTGGAGCACAACCACCAACTTCTCCTATTTCTCCTTTTATGCCTAATAGACCAGTAGCATTACCAGCAGATGCTATGCCAGGTCTTCAACCTTCTCCAGATGGATATTGGTATCCCCCAGATGCAAATAATCCAAATTTACCAGATCCTTTTTGGTGGTGGGATAGAGGAAATAATACATGGAAACTACTTACTAGAACAGATACGGGTGGTGGTTTATTTAGATGGGAAGTTAGGGCAACTAGTGTATTAGTTTTCCCAGCCAGACCAGGTGATTACTTCTGGAATCCACAAACTGGACAACTCGTACCGTATGGGGGTGTTGGGTTCCCCATCGATGTTATGTGGGCATGGAGACACGGAATGATGGTTCCTTACATACACTAAAAAACAAAACCCCCGAAAGGGGGTTTGTTATTATTCGGTTTGTCCTTGATAATTATAATTATCTCCCATCATATCATCAGTTTCATTTGGATCTTCTTGTTCGTATGGTATACTAGACTGACCAGGAAGAGCATGATTTGTTGGATCAAGATAATTTTTAATATGTGGAAGAGAATCGGAATGTAATCCCATGTGAGCAAGACGATTGTGAATGTCAGTTGTTCTTTCTCTAAACGCAGCAAAAGTTGCCATTCTTCCTAAATTTACTTTATTTTGGTCGGCATCTTTTTCTTGCTTTTGTTGCCAAAGTTCATACCAATTCTTTCCTTGATCTGGATTACTTGTAGTAAGTTTCCAATCTTGCATGGACTGGAATACTTTGTCAAATTCTTTTTGTAAGTTTTGATCTTGATTAAGGAGATACATTGCAGGATGCATTTTAACCTGATTGATTAAATGATCTGTTTTATCTTTTTGTGGTTGTGCTTGTGGATTCTGTTGCATCTTCTTTTGCATTTCTTCTGGAGATGCTATTTCAACACCATATGCTTTTGCTAGGTTTGTAATAAAATTCTTGGAATCTTTTTGAATCTTAAATCCACCACCACCTTGTACTAATCCATCGTCGCTTTGTTTACCAGGATCTAATGCTGATTGATATGGACTATATAATGATCTTTGTACGTACATTGGCATCGTATCAGGATGAAGACCATATATGTAACCTTTTCCAGTAGACATATTTGATAATATATTAAAAGTAGAGGTTCCTATTATTTCATTAGGAACATCTAATTCTGGACCCAAAGGATTTGATTCTTTAAGATATTGTTTAAAACTTTTCATTATATAATATGTATATAATAAAAACAGTGGCATAGGGTCTTGACATATATACAACGGATGGTATAATACTTCACGGAGTCAAAAATGCTCAACAGAAAAAATAATGAAGACATTGATAATATTATTTTTGTAATCGATCAAGATAAATATGACGATAAAGATTTTGAAGAGGAAGAGTTTGAAGACATCGAAGAGGAAGACCTTGACGATGACGACGATGACTGGGATGATGAAGACGAGTGGGACGATGATGAAGATCTTTTAGGCGATGACGAAGAAGACTTTATCGATGATGACGAAGATGAATTTGATGATGACGATGAAGATTATGATGACGAAGAATACGACGACGATCAGCATCAAGATTATGAGTTCGAATCAGACGATGAAGATGAACTAGATGCATGAATAAAAAAATGACTATCTCCAAGCAAATTATTAATTGTTATGAATACGTGGAATTTGCAGAAAAAGCAGCAGCAAATGGTGCTTACGGAGATAGCACTCGTTATTGGAAACGAGCAGTAGAGATTGCAATCAAATTACTAGATGACAACGCCCATGGTAGTTTTCTAGACGACGAATATAAGTTTTTAAAAGACGTTTCAAAACACTTTAAGGATGAGGAATTTTTTTGATGAGTAAGCGAACAAATACTATTGAAGTTTTTCTAAATGAAGAGTATGGATACAAGACGTGGATCTGGACTCCAAATATGACAGAAGATGAATTCGTGTCATGGTGGGAGAATCTTTCAGAATCCGATATTATCAAATATTACTTCAATATCAACGCACTTCCAGGAACTCTTAAAGAGTACAAGGATGAAACTCGCGGAACCGCGTTGCGTAGAGAGTATGGAGATCCAACTTCATATCGTCCACAATATTACTGCCACTTTCATGATGTAGAAGATTCTTATATTTGCATTGAGAATGCAACTTATCGATTTAAGAATCGTTCACGATATGATTGGAAAGATAACTGGGTAGATTATCAGATTGCCAAGTCTAGATCTTAAGGAAGAAACCCAAGAACATTACCCGATGTTGGTCGAATACTGCTGCAGTTTACTGGAATAATTTGTCCAACCGCCATGCTTATTCCAATATCTCCACCTCTTACTCCAAGTTGATTGTAAATAAAAGGACCAGAAATTGTTACAGTTTGCGCAGCAGTATGTACATTTTGAATTCCGACGAATCCACTATCACTGGTATATCCAGCAGCGGTAGTAATTAATTTTGCCTTCTTATATGCTTCTGCCATTTAAGTTCTCCATAATATATAATTATATATGAAAGAATCTAATTGGCAAGAACTTGACTTTAAGGTGGCAAGCGACTATACTCATGGAAGTCCAGAATATTACAGAACTTTGCTTCGTCAAATGATTAATATTCCAAGATATCTTCCTGGAGAAAAAAATGATATTTCAAGAGAAAAATATAAATCGTCAATTACTTCTAAAGTATCTGGTAGAGGGAACATGTCAGGTTTCTTTCACAAAGGTTAAAGATAATACAAATCGTGTTCTTCTTTGTACATTAAATCCAAATACTTTACCAGCAAAATTTACAAAGGCAGCAGAAACCGCTTTAAAACCATCGGAAGATGAAGATCTACTTCCTGTATGGGATGTTATCGATAACAAATGGAAAAGTTTTAGAATTTCTAAAGTGAATTCATTTCGTACACCAGATGAACTCACTAAGCAGGATAAGTCTGGTCAAGATATAGATTCTAAACAATCACAAGAACTTAAAGCAAGAAAAGAAAAAGCAAAGAAGAGATTTGAAGAACGTGTTCAACAACAAAAAGAACAAGCAGAACAGTCTAAGAAAAATCTAGAAGAAGCAAGAAACATTATTAATAGAATTCGAAGTGGAGATCGTAACAATGGGAAAGAATAATACAAACAATCGTGGATTTAGTTCAAACGCAATGCGAAAGCGTAAGCATGAAATTTTTATGAAGACTCTCAATCGCAAAGCAAATCATGAAGGTACATCTAAAAGATCACAACGAGTGAACGGAAAGGTTTAATATGCCAAATACACCATGTCGTGAAGTTGCCCACAAGCACCGCATCAAGAAGAAGAAATGGACCGCAAAGAATCAAGCAAATCTTGCAAATGCCAAAAAGAAAACTTTGGAAGATCTCCATAAGTTAGGTCGTCTTCCAAAGTCTCTATATCATCGACTTGGACTATGAATATTTTTGTTCTTCATGATGATCCGCGCGAAGCAGCGCGTATGATGTGTGACAAGCATGTTGTTAAGATGATTGTGGAGGGATGTCAAATGCTCTCCACAAATCATCGTTTATCTGCTAGTCATGTTGTATACGCACCTGTTAATTTGTACAAACAATCATTTCAAAATCATCCATGTACTATATGGGCAAGGCAGACCAGTGGTAATTATTTTTGGTTAGCAGATCATACTCATGAATTATCACTTGAGTATACTCGTCGCTATAATAAAACACATTTGGCACATGACATGACCGAATGGTTTAGATTTCATTCTCCTTTACAAGTACCACAGGGATATTTAACGCCATTTGCTCAGGCAATGCCAGATGAATTTAAAGTTCCTGGGGATGCTGTTGCTGCGTACCGTAAATATTATATCGGGGCAAAGTCTCACTTCGCAAAATGGAAATTTACAAAAGTGCCAGATTGGTACACAAAGGGCTTGACAAACGCCACCGTTATGGTATAATAGTACATGACAAAGCAAGAGATTATCTTAACAATCTGGTGCTATATCGCCACTCTATAAGATAGGAAATAATCATGATTAATATTTAAAATCAGTATTGTCAGATTATATTGAATATTATTATATTATGAGAGTTTGACGATTTAGAAAAAATCATCATTGTGGGGATCTTATAGGTTCTAACCCACTCTTACGCTACGAAACTAGGCGTTAAACTTTTTGAAGGGGACTCGCCACCCCTTCTTCTCTTTGCTTCGGTGGCAGACAAGTAATGCATCATCCTTTTAAGATGGCGAATGTGGGGGCAGTACCCACCCGAAGCATTAAATCAATTTATGGTACTTTAATCTTGCTTTATTACCTTTACCATAATTTAACGCTTTGTAAGTTGGTGTGAGTGAGTGGCAATTTGGACAAAGAACTCTTAAATTTTCTGGTCTATTATTTTCAGAATCGCCATTGATGTGATCAATCTCTAATGGACTTTTACCTGTGGTTGGATTTATTTCACACCATCCACATTTTGAACATTTATGATTTGTTTGTTCTAACAAATATTTTCTGACGGTACTTGACAGAGAAAATCCTTTTTTTGTTCCATCCCATGTACCATCTAACCACTTTTGTAGTGATTGTTTAGATTGATAATCTCGTTGACATTTGTTTGAACAATATTTGCCAGTTGAACATTGAATACGATACTTAAATTCTTTTAAACAATTATTGCAAGTAGATTTTTCCATAAGTAGACCTTATATACATATGTATGTTAGGACTACTTTTGCGGGATTAGCATATTGGTGATGCCCTGGATTTCCAATCCAGTAAAACGGGTTCGATTCCCGTATTCCGCTTATGATAGACAATCGACAACACGCTGCTGGAAAAGGCGATAAACCCAGACCGATTGACTATAAAAAATGGTCAGACAACTGGGATCGTATCTTTGGCAAAAAAAAGATAAATAAAAAGAAGACAAAGAAAAATGCCAATTGAATACGAGATGAAATATCTCTTTGAAATAACAGTAGATGCGATCACTCAATATTCTGAGGATCACACTGCTGCTTATTGGTTTATTAATATTGAAAATAATATTCTTCAACAAATTATGGACAATGATCCATATATTTTGTCTTATTTTCGCGATTACCAATTGGCAGCAATGCGTGAATTAATTAAGCGCGGATTGTGGGTAAGATGGTCAGAAAAAGATGGACGACCTATTCTTTCCCGTGATCCTATTTACAAAATATCAGTCTGGGACGATACAAAACCCATTCCTAGTGGAGCAGACTAATGGACAACGAAATCGAAGATCGATTCAAAGATGTAATCTATGAAATTCGTATTGTAAACGGATTAGTTGTATTTAATATGATTGTCTTGGGTGCAATTTTGGTCACAGGAATGATACTAGCATGGTTAAATTAAACAATAAAACTAAATTTTATTTTTTAACTGTCATATTGGCAGTTTTGTTTATATGGGGAATGATGTTTACTCCAAGAATGAGAATTACTTCAAATATACCGAGAACCGCCTTATGTGGGCAACTACATAGTGTGGAGGAATTCTATGGTTCCCGAAGAAGAAGTTACAATCAAGATCAATAAGAAAAATTGGAAAATTAAGATTGTAAAGTCCACAGACATGTCTCCACATAGTCTTGGCGAATGTGATCATCCCGAATATGCCAATCCAGAAATTTGGGTAAAAAGATCACAAAAACCCTTAGATCTCATGGATACAATTATTCATGAAATTCTTCATGCCGTCAGACCAGAGTTGTCTGAAGAAGCGGTACTTGATACTGCAACCACGATAGCAAAAGCACTGTGGAAGCTAAACTACCGCAAGATAGACAAAGATAGCTAATAGCTCTATTTAAACTTTAAACTTTAAAATTAAAGAACTTAAGAATCTTTTAAGAAAGTGTCTCAGGGGCTTGACAACCCCCTCCCCATCGGGTATACTATATGCAGTCAACCGAACAGCAGCGCGACCAATGCTGATTCGGAATGTTCAAAGGTCGCAAACAGTAAAGGATAGGAAATTTTCGTTATGCCAAGCAACAACACTCTCAGCAAGAAGCGTCAGGTCATCAATCATCTCGCCCGTGGTTGGGGTATCGATTCCCGTGAAGCACTCAAGAAGTACGGCGTTCGTAACCTCCGTGCAACCATGAGCGACATTCGTGAACAGGTCGAGGCATTCGGCAACTGGGAGATTGAAACTGTCGAGAACGGCAATTCAACTCGCTACTTCATGCGCGATACCCACCCAGGTAATCGCACCTACGGGTTCCGCAAGGACGGTTCCCGTTTCATGATCAACGCTTGATCTAACAATTAAATACACGCGAAGGTGTGGTGGAAACGCCACACCTTTGTTTTTATGACAGACATTGATAATCTTTTAAATTTTGCTTATCCCTTGTGTCTGGAAATTCCAAGACAAAAGAAGCATATTTCTTTGATTTTTCATAAAAAGAAATTGCTTTCAATTGGTCGTAATTGTTTTAAGACTCATCCAAAAGCAAAAGAGATCGGTTATGCGTATGAGGAAATGCATTCTGAATTGGACGCATATAGAAAACTCCCATACAAATATCGTGGGTTAAAACTTACTCTTGTAAATGTTCGTTTCAACCGTTTTCGACAATTACGCATGTCAAAACCATGTGAACTATGTACGCCATGGTGTCTTGAAGTATTTGATGATATATACTATACAGACAATGATGGTCTACAGAAAATGGAGTAAACTATGAAATATGTACTTAAAGAAACAAAAGAAACTTGTGTAATTGTCGAGGAATTTACAGATCTATTTGGTAACGAAATGGTGAAGATCAAGACTCAATCGGGTCAAGTTATGGATGTTGCCAAAGAAGATATTTCTTTCTTCCTACAGGACTAATCATGCCTTTTCGTCTTCATATTGACATTCCTCTGAATATGACAGAGGATCAAGCTAAAATTGCATCACAACAAATTCTTGGTATTCTTGCAGAAGAAGAAACTGATGCACTTATTTTAAATGCAATTGGTATCGATGAAATTAATTATCGTCTTGGTCATGATGATGATCGTCAAAAGAGTAATTACTTTTTGAAAGATGCTAATGGTCATGTAAACAATAAGAAGTCAAAGATTATTGTCCCGAAGATGGTTCAAGACTAGACATTCTTGCTTCTAATGGAATTTTAACTTTTTTACCAAATTGTTGATATAATTTGTGTTTCTTTCTGCCAGATTCTGAGTCAGTATACGAATATCTAAGTGCTTTAATTTCTTCTGGTGAATTTTCAATATGATGTTTTATATGACTCAGAACTGTTTTGTATATTGGTAATGCAACAGACATGGGTTTGTTATCACCACTTGTAAAACCATCTACAAAAAATTTGATATCTGATTTATTAGTTACATAACTATGATCAATGTAAGTTTTAATTTCATGCTTACCGACAGTGCTTCTGTATGTTTTAGTTACTGAAATTCCAGGGTATTCTTTTACTTCTGGTTGTAAGGGTTTTTGACTTTTATCGTCAATATCAAATAATTCGGCAATATAAGTTTTAAAAGTTTTCATAGATTTATTTATATAAAGGTATTGACAAGTGAGTAGTTTCTGATATAATACATTCAACGCGCTGTGGGAGGTCTTGGTTATCTCAGATCGACTTATAATCGATTAAGACTAGGTTCGAATCCTAGACAGCGTATTACGCCCTAATAGATTAACTGGCTAAATCCCCGCCCTTTCAAGGCGGTGAGTCGGGGTTCGAGTCCCCGTTAGGGTATTGCGTAGGATCAGTCAAGTAGCGCACTTGGAGGCTAAACTAGGATTGCTGTTTAAGCAATTGAGAAGGGGTTCAAGTCCCCCACTACGCGCGCGGGGTGTAGCACAGCTTGGTAGTGCGCTTGCTTTGGGAGCAAGAAGTCGTTGGTTCAAATCCAGTCACCCCGATTATGACACTTCCAGATGAAATGTTCAATTCACTACGAGCAGCAAGGTCTTTTATGACAGACATGCTTGATCCTGCTGTATATCCAAAACTGCCAAAGCAAGTTCGTATGGCAGCAAGTGCTCGTCTAAAACATTTTCCAACAGAATACGATATTAATCAATTAGAAGAAATGTATAATAATTCTAATAAGGATAAAGGTATTCTTATTGGAGAAACTAATGCTGAACTTCAGCGTATTGCGGGAGAGGCGATGTTAGTAAACTCTCGTTTAACTAAGGTATCTCAAGCAATACAGGAACTTATAAATAAACCTTGATATCGTTGATCTATGTAAACTACCCAACTGCACAGGGGTGCGAATCCCCTCGACTCCATTCGACACTATGGGCGTTCTGACGAAAACGCGGTCTTGACAAGAGATGCGCTTGCGTAAAACGGTTCACTCAATTAACCGACAAAGCAAGATAGATGGTGTAATCCATCATAGTGTCACAAACTACGGGGTCGAAAAGAATCGACAGGGGGATGCGAGCATTAGGGAGATATCCGAGAGGTAGTCAACAACCCTCGTTAAATGCCAAAGTTGGCAACATAAATGCCGCACCAATGCGGATGGCTGCTTGAAGCAGTGGGGAATGGTTCACCCGCATCTGAACGAACCACCCTCGCTTCACGGCGAGGGTTTTTGTTTATACATATAAGTGAACTTACAAAAGGGGAAAACAACATGGGAAGATTTACCACTATGCTTGTGACTCTTTTCGTCATGACGACATCCGCATTCGCTCAGACGGATCCAAATGCCAAACTGAATTTGGTGCTTGAACAGCCAGAAACAAACATTCAAGTCGGAGAAACATTTGAGATTCCTCTGATGGTTTCCGCTGCAACCACTCCACAGCGATATGTCGTTGCAGACATTGTGTTTGGTTGGAACACCGAGCATCTTGAGTTCGTAGGCATCTCGCATGAGGGTTCGCATCCCCTCATATGGAGGCAGAATCCAACAGGTCTTCCGTACTGCCCACCTGGTCAGACGCATGGTTGTGGTGATTTCTACGGCATCAATGAACTACCAATACCCGCTGATGGAAATGGACTGTACTACGGCTACAATGTCATCGGATCGAACTTCGTAGTCACTGAGCCTGTACAGATAGTGAAGTTCATCTTCAAGGCACTTGCACCTGTATCTGCAACAGAGATTCAGTTGCTTCCCGAGCATACTGTCTACTACACCGCATTGACTGTGATCTATGGCAGCAGTGTGCCAGGAATGGTTGTGACGGGAACAACTACAAATGCAGTAGTCACCATTGTTCCTACGAACATTGCAGGAGATTTCAATGGAGATGGAACTGTTAATTCTGAGGATATGTCACAACTACTGACCAATTGGGGACTCAATTCATTCAAGGCAAACCCATACGATCTCGACGGGGATGGAACGGTAGGCAGTGGAGACTTAGCGATTCTCCTCACCAACTGGTCTTGACATTGGGGATCTAGAATTGACTCAACCCCTATTAGTAGGGGTTGTTTTTTATATACATACAATAGGAATGGCGTGGTGACTTTTTAATTTTGCTATATTATCTCTTTGGGTTTTATTATAAGGATAGGATATGCAAAATAATAATGATATACACGAAGATTTATTACGGTACGGTATAGACTTAGGATTTCTTCTTTCAGGTTTCTTTGGTGCTTTATTATTAAACATCAGGAACAAAAAGAAAACAATTGGAAAATCAATTCTTTGTATTGCGGCAGGAACATTATCTGCAAATTATTTAACCCCATTGATACTAACACTTGCTCCTACATCTATACAGGATAAAGGAAAATATGCTGTGGCGTTTATGATGGGTTATATGGGATTGAAGGGATTAGAATTTATTGTTGATATTTTTGCAGATCAATTAAAAAATAAAAAAGCAAAAAAGAACGATTGACATAGATAATTGTGGAGATATACTATGGCAAAAGAAGTGAAAAGAAATGAATTAATTCATGTTCAGTTTGAAAAAGATGATCGTTGTATCGACATGCTACTTACACAATCGGAAATAGAAAAAGGTGTAGCAAGAGCATTAGATACAAAAAACTATGATCTTTTATGTAAAAATTGCTGCACATGCTGGCCTGTGGAAAAACCACCAAAATGTAATTTTTGGGATCGTTTAATGTTTAAGTGTTCGTCAAAATAAAAAGGAGTATATTATGTCAGTGAAGATTATTCGTCTATTAAGTGGTGAAGAAATTATTTGTAATTTTCAAAAGAACGATGATGGTACTGTTCTTCTTAAGAATCCATCAATTTTAATCCCATCCCCCGAAGGTAAACTTCTTCTTGCAAAGTGGATTCCATATGCAAAGACAGACGATGGAATTGTTATGGATGCGAAGAATATTATCTTCTCTCTTGATGCTCAAAAGGAACTTGAAGATCACTTTACAAATGTTGTTGTAAATAATCTTGTTGTTCCTGGCAAGAAGATTGTAGATCCATCAGCATCTGGACTAAAACTAACAGTTTAAACTTGACAACGGGAATATCCGTGGTATAATAGTGGCATGTTCCCGTAGCTCAGTTGGATAGAGCATCGGTTTTCTAAACCGATGGTCAGAGGTTCGAGTCCTCTCGGGAATGTTATGAATAATGTTAAACTAAACAAGGTGTGGCGTCGAGTTAGACTTTCTAATCCAAAATTTTTAAATCCAGACATGAGTTGGTATACTTATGTCCTAACAACTAAAGGAGTTTTGTTTATGAAGAATCGTAATTTTATTATCGGACTTGCGTTTGCTGGACTTGCTATTCAAGTGTTTACTCTTGTATGCGGAGATGCCCTTCTTCGTTCATATTCAGATGCATTTAATGCCGTATCAGCAATTACCCTCTTTCTTGCGCTAATCGGTATGATTTGGAATCAACCAACATCAGTTGATCGTATTCGTGAGATTGATGATATGTACCGTGACATCGATCAAATTTATCGTTATATTGACGATACTGCTCGCGATATTCGCGATGAAATTCGTGATTCTGAAAAGAAGTGAATTTCTAAATAGTAGTAGATGCTTAAGGCAACATATACTTACTCATTCTTAGAGTTAAGTGGTAAACCAAAAAGATTTATAGAATCAAAAACTGATTGTAAAATCATCGGTTACGGTGTCTCAACGGACACCGTAACCTTTTCTGTTTTGTACGAAGATACAAACGCATTCAACCAGATCAACAAAAATCTTCAGGATAAATTTGGTATTTGTCCTCAAGACATTTATTTCATTTAGGAGGGGTCATGCACCTCTACACCGTTAATGCAGAGCAAGTCATTTTTCACACAATTTCAGTATTGGCAAGAAATGAAGATGAAGCAAAAAGTTCGGTAAATGAAATAATAAAAAATAAAAAACCTTTATCGACTACTCAATGCATTGAGATAACGAGAGTCAAGGAAGAAAATTAAAAAGGTCTTCCGTAGAAACTATTTTTGCTATTGTTGTTTTTGAGTACGGGACCAGATATTGTATTGATGCTTGCCACAGCATTGACTAGATTACTAGTTATGGTAATCAAATTGTCTGTTGTGTCTTTTTGAATTGCTGTATCTGTTTCTGGAGTTGCACAGAACGTTCCAAGTGTAATTTCTGTCTCAATGCCATTTATTTTGCTTGATCTAAATCTACATTGAGATATTGTGCTGTTATTTGTGCAACTTACAACAACTCCATTAAAATATTCTATGCAAGCACCAACTTCTGTTTCAGAAAGACTTGGTTCATTTTCATATGCATCTACTACGGGAATATAAACAGAAACAGTTGTTTTGGTATCAGTTAAATCTATGTTTGTAAGATCTGCATTTAACAAAACATATTCGTTTCCATCAGAATCTACATTGATATCTAATACCTTTACAGGATCTTCCATTTCAGTTATCTTTACATAGTCCCCAATTTTAATTGAAAGATAATTAAATGAATTTTTTGTATCTTTTCCGAGACGATTTTTAATCATGCTTATAACAGTATCAGATTTTAAAGATACAGGAACAATGTATGGAATTTGTTCAAATCTATTTTTATCATAACGATTTAATTTTGAAGAAAGATTTGTGGTAGATATTACATCTGCTTCGATGATTCCATTATAAAAGTTTTTGAATTTATAAGTTCCAGATATGTCAGCAGAAACTTTAAGATTTACATCATTATAAATTCCATTATAAAGATTAAATGTACATCCATGTGGTATCTGTGTAAAGTATCCAGATACGGTTGAGTCGAGTCCTGTGTTTGTTTGATTTGTATAATCAATTAAACATTTAGTATTTGAATCATAATAGATTATATTTGGAGTGGATACAATTCCACGATTTAACGAACTTAATTCTGATTTATATTTTTCAATTTTAAGAGCGTAAAAGAAACCTTCACGAACAAGAACTAATCTTTCTTTCTTGTTTTGAGTGGTTTTACTGAAATTGTATATTTTTTGATGTATCACGATCCAATGTAAGTTAGATTTGCAGTTCCTGATGCAGTACGAACAAATACTGATCCTAATGTTCCAATCTCTAAGAAGATAATTTCACCTGGACTTAAAATGTAACCATTAGTTGTTGTTGCCGTTGCTAATGAGTTTCCAACGTAGATATCTACAGTGTTTGTGATTGGCGATTTGAGAGTTACACCTGTTCTCAATTGACTTGAACCAAGAACAGCGGGAGTGACTGTTAATGCCTTTTGACCATGTTGGAAAGTTGTTGGTCTTGTGGTTGAAGCAATATTTACCTTTGCTCCTGCGCCACTCGCATTTACGAGATTTAATATATCTAAAGCATAACTTGCGTTGGTTGCAACTGTATCGATATTTGTCTTAAGGTCTTCAATACTTGAGATGAGATCTGTATCGTCAATTGTAACCGAACCAGAAACGCCTACAGGGACTGCTGAGTAAGCACCAATCTCTACTGCACCGCCAGCAAGACTGCCTTGTATGGTCACAGGAGTTCCACTAGTAGTGCCTTGTATACGAAGACCATTGCCAGCAACATCGTTGGTAACTCCAATTGTACTCGCAAGAGAAACACTGAAAGTAAAACCAGTGTTTGTTACTGCAACTTTGAGGGCGTCACCTGATCGACCAAGAGCAGATCCACCAGAATTAAGATTTACTTCGACAAAGGTTGAACCCGCAGGACCATATACAGAAACAGAATCATCGATTGCTGTAAGTTGGAATCCTCCACTAATTCCTACATTTCCATAAACATAAACACTATCTGTTGCAGAAGACAGTCTTCTGCCTCCAGTAATTCCTATTGCAGTAGCACCACTTATTCCAAATATTCCAATATTATTATTAACATTTACATTACCAGTGACCCCAACTGGTACACCATTTGCAATGCCTTGTATAGTTCCCGTAATGCCTACTCTTGGATCTGTGGAAAAGGTGCTGCCTATTACCTTTATAGGAAACGCATCATTGGTCTTTACAAAGAAATATCCAGTACCAGAAACTGTGCCGCTGACAGGAATGGTAGTGCCTGTAATTCCGTAAATTCTAACAGGTGCTGGAGCAGATTCAGAAACTCTATAAGTGTTATTTTCATCGCCCCATGCTAGTTTTGATATTTGAGCATGTGAAGCACTGAATCCGACTGCTCCGCTAGTACCATAATCAGTTGCAATGACTGCGGTTCCAGATGCTATCGAAATTTCAATGTTGTCAGCGGTATATGGCATGTATTTAATCCTTTATGTTTATATATAACCAATATTAATCGTACTTGACAATTGATATTTCATAACTATAATACGAATCATGATATTTCACATAACAAAGGAAGAATTTTCAAAGAGAATTGAAAAATACGTTAAGTCAAATAATTGCACTTATATGGATGCAGTTATTCATTTTTTAGAGGAGTATTCTTTTGATTTTTCTATGGGTTCAAAACTATTATCTCAACCTATTATTGAAAAAATAGAAGGAGAAGCAAAAGATTTAAATCTTTTACCTAAAAATAAAAACAAATTACCTTTCGCTTGACAGGGTATAAATACCATAGTATAATAAAGAGGTGGGGAGTTCCCGCCACATAAAAGTCCGAAGGAGATCTTCGGGGAAAGTAGAGTAAAAATGAAGAATAGTAAGAGTAGCATTGATAAACTTATTGGTCTTTTGGAAGAGAAGTCGGAAACCAAAAACTATAAGGATGATCGCTTCTGGCGACCAGAACAAGATAAGTCTGGCAACGGAATGGCAATTGTGCGATTCCTTCCAGGTCTAGAAAACGATACACCAATCGTTCCCCTCAATTCACATGCATTTCAAGGACCAGGTGGTTGGTATATTGAAAACTGCCTGACAACCATTGGTCAAAAAGATCCCGTGGTTGAAGTCAATACCATGCTATGGAATACAGGTCTGGATTCTGACAAGGATATTGCTCGTAAGCGCAAGATCAAGAAGCATTTCATTTCAAATGTATATGTTGTTTCTGATCCCGCAAATCCACAAAACGAAGGAAAGGTATTCCTTTTCAAGTATGGTGAGCAAATTAAGAAACTTCTTCTTGAAGCAATGAAAGATGCTTATGAGGATGAGAAGATTAATCCCTTTAGCATTGATTCTGATGGTGCTAACTTTAGAATCAAGATCAAGCGCGAGAGTGGTTATATCACCTATAACTACAGCAAGTTTGATTCAAAGAATGATCTAGTAAAAGATCAATCAGCAAAGGATCGAATTCTTAAGTCTCAGTATCCACTAAAACCATTCAATGATCCAGCAAACTTTAAGTCATACGATGAACTTAAGGCAAGAATGAATGAAGTTCTTGGTGGAGATGTTCGTGGTATTGCTACCTCTCAACTTACTGCAGAGGATGTTTCTGAATCTCTTGTGGAGAAGAAACCACAAATGAAGGAACGTAAACCAGTTCCCGTTTCAGAAGAAGATGACGATACTGATGGTCTAGAGATTTGGAAAAGTTTAAAGTCTAAAGATTAATCAGCACAATTCAAATTAACCAAGAGCAGTCCTCCAAATCGGAGGACTGTTCATTTTATCAATAAATGTATCTATTGTGGTGGAACGAGATCCAATATTATTAAAATTTCTCACACCGCTGGCATATGTGGTTCTTGCTCCCGATATGACATTGCCAGAAATATCGTTTCCATTTTTAATTTCAGAAAACTCTAATTCATTGTTTTGTTTTTTTGTAGAATTTCTAGCCATTTCGGTGAGTGATTCATCTCTTTCCTTCTCCCTCATTGCCATTTTTTGTTCGTTATCTTTTGAAAGATCCGTGACAGCATCATGCATTTTTGGTTTAGAATCATCAACCATGATGTTTGATTTTTCAAGATAATTAATATTTATTTCTTTTAAGTCATTACTAAATTCATTTTGTATAACACTAGTATTTGGTGACATTTGCATTCTGTCTGATATTGCATTTTGAGTCAAAGTATGCAACATATCATAGGATCTTTTTAGATCTACATTTTTAGATTTTACAGGTGATTGAGAATATGAATAATCTGAAGGAGCATCGGGAGAATAATAATCAAGACTTCTTATATCTAAAGTTGGTTGTGGTGGTCCAGAATTAATAGATTTTTGTAATAAAACCAATGGACTATTTTCATACTGTACTACTTTTACGTTAGAATCTCCATCTTGTTTTGAATCCCCTGTGTAATTTTTTTTTAATTCTTCTGGAGAAGATGGTGGATTGTTTCCAAGAACATTATTTACGATGTTCGTTGCATTATTTCTTTGCAATAAAGACGGAGTGCTTGTAGAAGATAAATTAACATTTACGTTAAAATTATTTGTAACACCTCCAGATGCTTCTTGTGCGTTTATTTCTTCCTGTGAAGGCAATTCTACAAGATTATCTGGTTGTGATGACTCAACAGATAACAAACCACCATCAAATGTATTTTGTAGTTCTGAGTTTACAAGTTTTCTGTTTTCGTTATCCATTTCGATTTGCCCTTGCTTGAAGTGTCTTCAAATTTTGATCTTCTATGTGCTGCCTCAGTTGTTCTACAAATATGTCTCTTTCCCACGGAATCATATTTTCTATATCACTTATATTTAATTTTTGTATATGCATTAAATTAAAATTCATTTTGAAAATACTGTTCAGTGTTGTGTAGCTGAGGCCTATTGAAAAAAATCACGAACTCCTCTTAAAATAATCTCTCTAGTTGTCCCATCTGAAGTTTGATATTCAATCTTCTTTTGAATCTTCGGCATTGTTTTGAAAAAGTCAATAAGTTTATTAAATTGTTGTTTTGTTAATAAATCCAAAAATTCTTTTAAATTATCTGACGAATAGTTTTGAGTTTCTATGATTTCTTTTGGCGTTTCAATTGTTTCTATACATCGTATTAAAAGATCATAGTAATCCTCATTTTGGTTTTTTGCTATAAAATCTGAAAGAACAGGATACCTCATGGTGATAATCATATTGTCAAATTTAATCTTTTTATTGTGATTATCAAAATATACTGGTTCTATCTCATCCAAGTTTAGTACAATATTAATTTTTTCATTTGTATATGGACATATTATTGTTGTTTCTACAATTTCACCCACAGACTTGCATCTTAGTTTGATAAAAAAATATTCAACATCAAATATTGGAACTTTATCTATTTTTTGGTCAAGAGAAAAACAAGATTCTATTACACTTCCTATAGTTGTCAAAAAGTCTTCTTTGTTGCCTGTGCTGTTTGACATTAATAAAGATTTTTCATCTTTTACTGTAAATGGTGTAAAGTTTACTTTCTTTTGAGTAGAAGGTTGGGTAATCACATACTTTGGTAGTGATTTTTTCATATAATCTAAAAGTTGTTCCATAATTAAACCTTATGCGTAAATATAATCTTTAAACTGAAATGATACTGTGAATGTTGGATATGCTGATCCATCAGATGCCATCGTGACTGGACTTATCGTTGCTGGATACGCCTCTTTTAATATTATTGTTCTATTTGGTTGTTTTGTTTGACTATTTAAACAATTGATAACAACTGTGCCAACTCCATTATAATAATCAATATAATCGTTATACTTATTAGTTCCAAAATTTGCATCAGAATCTTGTACACCACCAGAGGATAATGAAGAACTAATAGAATCGTATTGCTGGGATGTCAATTGCACTGATGAAGGATCAGAAGTGCTGTTTTCCTGTGAATCTAAAGCAATTTGTTGCTCTACGCTTCTGCCATCATTACGAATAATAGAGTTCATCCACGATTCAATATAAGTTCTTTCTACCCAATCTTGGTATATGATAAAGGTCATGCTGCATTGAGTATAACCTCTCTTGTATGGAATCTTTCTAATTGTTCCCCATATATCATGATCATATGTAATGAATAATCTTCCAGGTAAGACAACGTTCAATGGGTAACAAACAATTGGATTATTTCCGTTTTGAGCAAGTGTCACTGCGTACATAGCGGATATCTGAGGACCGCCTCTAGACAGAACATCGTCTCTAAATTGGGTTATTGTATTGCTGATTTTAGGTGTTCCCATCAAATAACTCTTTTTCTGTTAGTATTACAAATTTCCAATTGTGGGTTTTGCAAAACTCTTTTGCAGCATCCCATTTTTTAATATTTATAGCGTAAGTTATATTTTCATTAATTAATGATCTTTTTGACTTTCGCTTTCCCGCTGTTGGACTTTTTGTTTGTTTTTCTGGTTTGATCTCTACTATTAGAGTATCAACCTTGCCCTCTTTGTTTTTCTTCTCTACGATAAAATCGGGAATGTAAAAATGTAATTCTTTATCGACGGGAGACTGGTAAGGAATTCTGAGAGTTTCAAAAGACCACCTTATAATATTTTTATTTTCATCCAGGAATTTACAAAATTTTCTTTCCCAAAGAGATCTACAAAGTATTTTATTTGGGTCGCCTATATATTTTGTAGTGTTCTTTGGTATAAATTTTGTTTTATATGGCATAAAAATATTTAGGAGAGAATAATGCCAGGATTTGTTGGAAACGCAGCAAGTTTGCAAGAATCAACGGGATCGTTTGTTTTTCCAAACGATCCCGAGTTGGTCAGTTCTATACCATTGTGGATGAAATTTTATTGTTTTGAGTATTCTAATAATGCATTAAGTCGCGCTGCAGCATCATTAAGAGCGCAAAATTCAGCAAGTGTCCCAGGATTATCAAATCTAAAAGCACAGATATATGTTCCAGCACCCACAGCATTTGAATGTTTAACTTCTCTACAATATAATAGATCTGCTACAACAGCAGCAAATGCATTTCCTGGAGTGGTGAACAAATTGTGGGATTTTGCAAAATCTTCAAGTAATCCTTTTATTAAATCAATTGTGGATGGTATGAGTCAAATCGCGGATGATGCAAAACAAACAGCAGATATTCTTGGTGCTATTGCTGGTGGAGGGTTTGGGTATGGACAAGACATACCATTAGATCTAAACGATCTTACCTTTGTTGGTACTGGGTCTTATAGATCTTTTGATATACGATTGTATCTTCCCTGTCTATCTGTTGCAGATTCGATGAAAGCAGGAAAAATAATTAGATCGTTCGAAGCACTAGCACTCCCCACTGCATTATCCGCTGGTAGCATTTTTGCAACAAAATATTTTCATCCTCCTTTATGGTCATTTGGTGTCGGACCAGTTGAT